CAGCCACGTTTGCACTTATGTGAAAGTTAATTTTTTACATCAGAAGCCCTTTTGAATCTGAGTCGAGTTGTTTGGGACTACAGCTCAAATAGTTTCGCTGCCCCTCGAAGAATGAATGGGCCCTGGCCCTAAGTACTGTGCTCGCCCTGGCTAGAGCTATTTACATTCTACGAGATGAGCTTGATGTCCGCTACGCGGCATCATTGCTAGCTGAGTACCTCGCCCAAAGGCCCGTTAATGATTCGGACCTAGTGCGCGATGTTTTCTCGGCAACCGTGCTTGACCTTCCTCCGCTTGTTGAAGGTCATACCCACCCAACCGCTGCTTGCCTTAGAACGAGCGCCACCAATTTTGCTAGATTGATGTCTAACATGATGGGGGCGGGCTTGTTCTCGGTCGGAATGTCCCGATCGGACCAACGCAAATTATTGCGCGGGTCCCGCAAGTGGTTTTGGGCTAAGGACACGTTGGTGAAAGTGCAGTGGAGCGCACCTACACCAAGAGACCTTGAATACATTTGTGATGTTGACTATTATGTTGACATGCCAAGTTTGCTTTCTGGTCGAGCCAAACCAACATTGTTGTATACAGTTGTACCTGAGAGTGCTGCTAGCACTTCTGAGGACGACACCAGTTTTTGCTTTCTTGAAGATGGTTCTTTGGATACTATCGTTGCCGGTGGAGGGCACTATAATCACCATTTGTGGGATTATGGCGCTGATTCCATAATGGTGAAGAATTGCTGGCTGGGTGTTTTGTTGTCGGTTACCACCTACGCCATTGAGCGTAGACAGGTTGGTAGACACCGTCAGCTTGTGTTATTGACTCCCATTAAGAAATTCGTTGGTCTTGCGGCCTGGATAGCAGTGTACATAATTGAAGATAAGCCATTGTCCAGGTTCTATCCCATCGTTCGTGGCGTCTGCGGCACCCCTTTTGTGAGGTTTCGTATACACTCGTCGGAGAACACGTGGTACACAACTTCCCGCCCTGGCGGCCAGTTGTGTGCCACTGTGGACGCACAAACTGATGAGGCCATCTCTGCTGTTTCACGACTAAGTACTACCAACCTCATGCTGCCTACTACAGTGTCATGGTTGGGTAAGGAAAAGCGCGCAGAGGCGGCTCTACTGACTGAGTATTACAGGGCGACTGGACCCGCTAAGGTTCCGACTGTCTACCCTGTTTCTCAGGCTGTAAGAGCATACACCTTTGAACCTAAGGAATATGACCAAGATCGTAAACCAAAGCTCGAAGCGTTTATGTCGCCTTTAGTCCATGGTGCCTATGCTCCCGTTGCTGATGCTGCAGGGGAGAGGCGGTGCGTCGACGGACGCATTAATAACTTGAAGAAACAAGAACCAAAGCCCAGTCCATTCGTCATGCGTTGCATGGAAGAATTTGCGGAATTAATTGTGGGGGAGACGGTCCTATCGCCGGTATGCGTTGATACGGTGACTGAGAAGCAAACAAGGCCACAGCAAAAACTTTCTTTAATGAAAGCATGTTTGACCGGACCATATGTGGCCCGAATTTTAAAATGTTTCATTAAAGCTGAAGCGTATCAAAAATGCGCTGATCCCCGGAATATATCTACGTATAATGATAGGGATAAGTTGACTATGGCGCAGTTTGCGTTGGCTCTATCCAAACACTTGAAGAAGTTTGAGTGGTACGGCCCTGGTAAAACTCCTATTGAGATTGCCCAAAGGGTGGCTGACATATGTTCAGACGCTTCAATGGTCAATGTCTCGGATTACCATAGAATGGATGGGACGATAACCTACGTATTGAGACAAGTCGACAGATTTGTTTTCATGAAGGCTTTCCCAGATCACCGTACTGAATTAAATGAGCTCCTCAACACTAACGCTGGAAATACCGGAGTCCTCCCAAATGGGACGACCTTTGAACAAGGACCGTCGCATGGATCTGGATGTTCTGCAACAAGCACGTCACAGACTTTACGAGCGGCTTTCGCTGCCTACCTCGGTTTTAGGAACGCCATTCATGCTGGAGGAGCAAAGTACTCTGCTGAACAGGCCTTCCGAGCCCTCGGAATCCACCTTGGTGATGATGGATTGGACGCTGACCTGCCCATCATCAACCACGAATGGTCCGCTAGAAAAGTCGGTCTTATACTCGAGGCCTCTACTGTCCTGCGAGGGGACAGAGGGGTCACATTCTTGGCACGCTATTATTCACCAGATGTGTGGTGTGGACGTCTTGACAGTATGTGTGATGTCCGCCGCCAGTTGTCCAAACTACACACTACGGTTCGCCTCCCTTTTGGGGTTGCGCCTGAAACTAAATTGGTGGAGAAAGCGATGGGCTACCTTGCCACTGATGGGAACACCCCAGTCATTGGAGAGCTCTGCCAGAAAGCAGTGGAGTTGTCCCCCGAAGGAGAACGACGACGCAAGTATGGCCTTGCTTCTTGCTGGTCTCAGTTTGACGCGGCAGTGCAGTTCCCCAATGAAAACGGAGACGGTTGGATGGACGCGGAGTTTCTTCTGCAATTTCCAGAATTCGACCGTCTCATGTTTGATGACTGGATTACATCCGTCAGAACCATTGGAGACCTCATGGATGCCCCGTTGTGTGCTGAGCCTGAACAAGCCCCTCAAACAATTGTTGAGGTTGTTATTGACGGAGATGTCATGCCAGCGCGATGCGCTGAGGCTGACAAGGTCCCCCAGTCCCCTGCATCGTCATCGGGACAGGCGAGGCGACCAACATCCGCGCGTAGACGGAAACCAAAGAGGAATATCTCCGAGGGGACCTCCGCGAAAGGTTCGGAACGTGGAAAAACTGGAGGCTCTGGCCCCAGTAGAGTACCAAGTCCGATCCATGGAGCGAACGGGAAACTTAAGTACCGGGAGCGCCAAAAGTGCGGTTAGTTACCACCCTGGTGGTCCCCGCACATTGTTTTAAGGAAAGGTATGTTCTAAATGATCGACCCCTCCTGGGGTAGCGCGTATGACTGATGATCCGCATGGGATTGAACCGTCATAACCAGCCGGTAGCGTGAGCCTTGTGAAGGGATCGCTGCGCGTATTCCTGAGCCATACCTCCGAACTGCGCCAGTATCCGGCAGGCCGGTCGTTCGTCGCCGCGGCGGAGCATGCCGTGACCCGTGCCGACAGCGTGATCGTGG